GGGGCCGGTCAGGTCTACGCGATCGTAGGTGTCAAGCGTCATCGTCCAGTCCGCTTCCTGTGGAGGGACCAGCAGTGATAGGTCGCTAGGGCGCACAGGAGCGTCAATGTGGCTACTTCGCATAATGTATAGAGGGTGCCGCCATCGCCACCGGAGAAAGGGCCGTCAGCAGCGTCTCATGCGCTCCTGTGTTGACTGCCAGGACCAGCAGCGCGACCACCGCAGCGGCCGCGCTTAGCCTGTCCAACACTGATCGCCATAGCGCTTTTTCAGCCGGCGATGCCGCGCGCTCTGCATGAATCCGTGCCATCCACTCGCCACCATCCAGTTTTGCCATTGCGCATAGCTGCGCAATTCGCTCATCTGGTATCGGATATCGGTCGTTTCGCCAGCCGCTGATTACCGCCCGCGTCACCCCTAATTTGTGGCTCAAAACGTTGTCAGACGGGAGAGAGCAACTCTCTTTCACTTTGTCAAGTAGGGCATTTGTCGTCGGCATGTATAGAAATCACTTGACGTTGTGTTGAGGCATCACTATACATGCGTCTGTGTATCGGGATTCCTATACACCGCGCACCCCCGGCTCCCCTCCGGGGTCCGCGTCAAGGGGCAGGGGAGGGGGCTACAGCGTGCATCCATATTCGATTCTGGGCCAGCTTCTGGCGCTGCACATTCTCGTGTCGATCTGCGTGCTCACCGGTTACGCAATCGTTTCTGTGATCTGTTGGTTTCTTGATCGCAAGCACGACGCGATGGTTGCTCAGATCGAGCAAGCCGCATTGGTCGCAATCGCACATCGCGAGGTGCGCCGTGGCTGATCTGCTAGTCATCCTTTTCGTCATCGCCGTTGTTTGCCTCGTCCTCGCTGTCGTGCGTGAGGTCTATATCCGCTATCGGGTCGCTCGTGATGTCTGACGGCACATGCTCCTTCTGCGGCGACACCACTGCCTACTTTTTCCCAGGCGGTTTGTGCGTTGCATGCACTTCGAAAAACGCACGCATCCGCATGCAGGAACAGCCCACGCAATCGCGTGAGTTGTCCGCGTTCGATGCGTCTGTGGGCGTCATGCAGGCCGCTACGCGCCGCACTGAAATCGCCGCAGAGAAGATCCAAAAGAACAAGCGTGTGGTCGGTACAAGCGTGCGTGAGTTTGACGCGGCGCATCCGATCGCATTGACCGCTGAGGGCCAGCGCGCAGCGCTGGCCCTTGGGCTTGTCCATTACAAAACAAGTGACACGCGTGCCTCTACGACCGGCACCGTGACCATCGAAATCGACTCGCTACAAGCGCGGGCGCAACGGCTGCGCAAGTCCGTGATTACCGGAGCACGTCTGCATGACCAGGAAGCGAAAAAAGGCTCCTTCCGGGGTGCGTGGTATTTCCTCACGCTCACCTACCGTGATGGAAGCGACAGCAGCCCTCGTGACGTTAGCGAACTATTTAAACGCATGCGCGGCCACTTCAATCGCCTTAAATCTGGGCGCGCACGGTGGAACCGTGAAAGCTTTCGTTACGTATGGGTCGGAGAGCTCACCCAGCGATTCCGCCCGCACTACCACGTAATGCTGTGGGTTCCGACGGGCATGTATTTCGGCAAAGTCGATCAACGCGGCTGGTGGCCTCATGGCACAACGCAAATTGAAAAAGCCCGCAACTGCGTCGGCTATCTCGCGAAATACGCGAGCAAGTTCACTGCCCTTACAGCTGGAGCTTTTCCCAAAGGCTTCCGCACACATGGCATTGGTGGACTCGATACCGAATCTAAGCGCGAGTTGCGCTGGTGGAAAGCCCCGAAAGATGCGCGTGAAGCTCTCGGCGGGGAAGCGGATATCCGTAAAGCAAAGGGCGGATGGTTCGACAGGCTTACCGGAGAGTTCTGGCCGTCTCCGTGGAAAGTCACATTCATTTTCGGCCGGACATTCGCCTGGAAGGTAGTCCAACTATGAAAGTCCAAGTCATGAGTTCCGCTGTCGCTGTTCGTTCCTTTCCTGCTCGCGAGGGTAAGCCCGCGACGAATTTCCGTGAGCAGACCGCAGCGGTGTTGCGCGAGGGAGATTTCCCGCTGCCGTTCACCATTGGCCTTGATGAGCATCAACCCCCGTACGGCGAGGGCTTTTACATCATCGACCCCAAGTCGTTGCAGAACAATAAATTCGGCGGTCTTGAGTTCGGTCGTCGTATTCGGCTGTTGCCTGATCTCACTGCAAAGCTGCAACAGCAGCCGGCAAAGGTTGGCTGAATCATGGCCGTGTGCGTAGCCCTGCAAGCTGATGGCACGTTGGTGCCCACCGGCCAATCGGTTGGCGAGTGCAGCGGTTACGTGCTGGTGAGCGGCGCAGAGCATGGCGTCTACGAGGTCGTGCAGCAAGTGTTCCAAATGCCTGACAAAGAAGTCGCTCTCGGGTGGTTCGCAGGCACGTTGTCGCTGATCGTTTTTCTCTATGTGGCGTGCCGCTTAGCCGGGTCGGTCGCTAACATTTTTCATGACACCCGGCCTTAATCAATGAGGAGAGCAACATGGATTTCGCAGGTATCACCGCTGGTCTGGATGCAGGCACCATCGTCGCAGCTGCCATCGCTGCGTGCGCACTGATCGCCACTGCTGGTTTCGCCATCTGGGGCGGCAAGAAGCTGGCCAACATGTTCAGCAAGTAAGCAACGGGGTAGGGGGACGGGGCGCATTGCGCCCCTTCTTCTTTAAGGGGGTGAGTGATGTTGATCTGTCTTTTTTTCGGGCTGCTCGGTATGACATGTGGCTGGGCCATAGTTAAGGGGATCGACCGGTGAAGCTTTGCGTATGGAATGTGCTTTTTTTGTTGTTGTGTGCGTTCGATACGTTTGCAGCAGAGCCGCCAAATGGTGGCAATTTTAGTGACGAAGGCGTTGCTTTTGCTGCGTGCAAGGCGCGTGGCGAATGGTGGTTAGCTGAAGCAAAAAAAAGCGTTGCTGGCTCGAAATACGACTGTCGGCCGGAGGACGAGCCGCCCGAGTCGGGCGTGTTTCGGTTGTGGCTTGCTGCGGATATGCCATTTGCGCCTACAAGTCGTTTTGTTTATCCCTTGGTGCGTAAATGCGCAATGCGTGAGGGTCCTCCCGGTGGCGCTGCGTCGCTCTTTGTTGCAGGTGCGGGAATCGGTGGCGTTTGTTTTAACGGTTGCTTTTATGAGATGGGTTCGTCAGGAACAACGTATAAGGTTGGCGCTACAAATAAATCGATCATGACCTCTTCGGGATTGTCTGCCCAGGGTGCTGTTTGTAGCGAAACTAATGAGCCTCGTAGCGATCAGCAATGTGTTCAAGACCCAACGTTGACACAGTGTGTTAAGCCTGACGGATCGCATTGTGCGTCTGCATCTAATGGCACTCAATTTTGTTGGGGCAAGGATGAGTCCGGCGTCAAGGTTGCACCCAATGGGAATGAGGCTGCGACGAAATCGCCGGAAGGTGCCCCTATAAATGCGCCTCGCACGCCTCCTAAAAATGGCGGTGATTGGAGTGTAGTTGGCCAAAGCACGACGACTATTACCAACAACAATAGCGGGACTACCTACAACCAAACGAATTATCAATCCAGCTATGGCAATCAGGGAGATGGATCTACCGGTGGCGGCTCTGATGGCGGCGGTGATGGCGATGGAGATGGGGACGGCGATGGAGATGGTGACAACGGCACAGATCCCGGAGCGCCAGGTGCTGGCCCTGGTGAGTTGTACGGTGGCACTCAACTCACCGTCGCAGGGTTAGTTGGCGAGTATTACGGTAGGATCAGCAACACGCCTATGTTGGGGTCTGTGCGGTCTTTCATGATGGTGCAGGGTGGTGGCTCTTGCCCCGTTTTCTCGCTGCCTGCGAACAACTGGATACCGGCGTTGAGTTTTGATGCGCATTGTTCGGGAAACTTTCTCTCGGTGTTGCAGGCGATGGGATGGGTGTTGCTGGCCATCGTCTGTTATTTCTCAGTTCGGATCGCGGTGACTTGACATGATGAATTCGTTGCTTAGGGCAGGGTGGTTGACCGATTTCACCACGTGGTTGCTCGGTGCGTTGAAGGCGTTGTGGGATGCCTTTGCGCAGTTCATGGGCGATCTGTTTTTGGTGTGGCTTCAGCACACATTGGAGATGATCGTATTGGTATTTTCGATGGTGCCTGAGCCGCAGTTCCTCAAAGGCTCGAACTTACAAACGCTGTTCGGCGCTGCTGGCGGCTCGATCGGCTGGTGGATCAGCGTTTTGCAAATCGACAGCTGCATGGCAGTTGTTGCCAGTGCGTGCGTGTTCTACATCATCCGTCGCGTTCTGACCCTTGGAATTTGGTGATCTATGTTTGTGTTCAATGAGGGTGTGCCGCGTTCCGGTAAGTCCTATGACTGCATCAAGAATCACGTATTGCCGAGTCTGAAGCGTGGGCGTCATGTGTGGGCGCGTCTCAATGGCCTGGAGGATGCCGGGTGCCGCAAGGCCATTGCCACCTATCTGGATTTGCCGGAGAGCCATATTGAGAAGTTCTTGCACCACGTCGAAACGAAGGATGTGGTGGAGACCTTTAAAGCGCGCCAGGATAAAGAAACCAAGCGTTGGGTGATCGAGGATCACTTCAAGGATGCGCTGGTGGTGATCGATGAAATTCATGAGTTTTACGTCGAATCACGCCAGCCGTTGGACCCGGCTACAGAGCAGTTTTTCGCGTTGCTCGGCCAGAACGGCGGCGATGGCGTGATCATGACGCAGATGTTCAAGCGGCTGCATGAGGCAGTGCGCGGGCGCATTGAGCGTAAGCACAGCTTTCAGAAGCTGAGCGCCTTCGGCATGGATGGCCGCTACCGGGTCACGTTCAACCACAGTATTGCAGCGGGCAAATTCCAGAAGATCGGCAGCAAGGTCGAGAAGTACGACAAGGACATTTTTCCGCTTTATCACGGGTACGCGCCTGGGTCCACCAACACCGAGGTTTACAAGGAAGGCAGCAAGACCGTGTGGCCGCTGGTCGCTGGCGGTTTGGTTATCGCCGTGGTGGTGTTCGGCTTCGCCGGTTGGTGGGTTCTGCGGTTCTTTCGGGAGCCGGAGCACATGTTTAAGGATGATCGGCTCAAAGGCGCGCACGCCGCCGTTGCGGCTCCTTCTGCGGTCGGGCAGACCTTCAAGCCGGGGCAGGCCGTGCCGGCACCTGGGCAGACTCTGGTGGCTCCTGTGACGCCACCCAAGCCGGACCCGAAGGACAAGCTCAATGCTGAGCAGCGGTTTGTGGTCGACCTGGCCGAGCTGGGGCGTATTCGTCTTGCCGCGATGGCGAAGGTTGGTCAGGAAACTCGTGCCTGGGTGGAGTGGGTTGATACTGGCAACAACTCCGTGCAGATGCTTGACTTGGATCAATTGCGGGATCTGGGCGTTGAGGTGACGGTCGCCAGCTATGGCGTGCGGATCAAGGCCGGCGATATCGTCCAGGTCGCAACTGCGTGGCCGCGTCAGCCGAATGTGCGTGAGCCAGAAGCGCGGACCTATAACACCAGCGAGGCGGGCGGGGTCGGCGGCGGTGCGGGTGTGCGCGCTAGCGCACAGAGCTCCGCCAGAGACCCAGCCGTACCCGGCGTGTCCATTGGTCGCAGCACGCGGGTGCAGGGCACATTCCCAGAATCAAAGCCTTACACCCCTGAGACATATACAAAGGCGACCACTTTGGAAATGTAGTTTCGTGACGCGTCACGGAACGAAGGGGTGTAGGGGCATAGCCCCTACGGATAACGCCTCACCCGCGCCGTGGAGCTCGAGGCCCACGCGTCCTACGGACCACCGTCGATCGATCGGCGGACCCTGCGACCCCCACCACTGATAACCTGCTTTCACGCCTGCGCCGGACCACGTCCCGCAGGTAGATCACTTCGGCCGGCCTGGCATGCCACACGCGCTCGCGTTCCTCGGCCATCATCAGCGCCCAC